GACGAACCCAAGAGCGGACCCTTCTGCACGGGTCGATGACAGGGGCCCGAGAGACTGTCCTCGAGGAGCGTAAGTCGATCGCCGAGACCGTGCGCGGTTTCGAGCGGATCGGCGAACTGCGCATGGCAAAAACGCCCGAGGAGCAAGCGGCCGATGCGGCTGATCTGATAGAGTTTGTTGCCGCTTCTGGTCGTTTGCCAGAGGAGCATGGAATCGGATTCGATCCGGCCCAGATGGACCCGCTGATCCGTGAACTGCAGCTTCGGAGCATTGTAGAACCGTTGGTCGTCGGCATCCCGCAGAACTGGATGTTGCAGCCCGCGCACCAGGGTCTCGCGCTTCTGCTGGAAAGCAAGAAGGTCCTTCATGCGGGACAGGAAATCATGAGCTGGGCTGCAGGCAACGCCAAGCAGGAACTTAGGGGGAACAACTACATGGTCACCAAGCAGGCCGCGGGCGTTTCGAAGATCGACCCCCTGTTCGCGACTTTCAACGCCTATGCGCTCATGCGGAAAAACCCGGTCGCAGCGTCCTCTGTTAAATCATACCTCGAAACCTCGAGCCTCGTGGTCGTTTGATGGGTCTGATCTCGAAGGTTGCGGGCGCTCTCGGCTTCAAGTCTGGTGAGGCCCCGAAGCCGCTGCCGTTCGAGGAGGTCATCCGGCGCCTCGATGGAGGCATGGCCGGAACGGGTCTGATCTCGGGCGTTTCGCCGGCCGTGGCAATGCAGGTTGTCACCGTGATGGCCTGCGTCCGCGCAATCGCAAACGGGTGCGCCACGCCACCGCTGCATGTTTACCGACGCGGCATGGATGGGGCGTCGAAGATCGCCGCCGATGTCCCGGAGTACCGAATCCTGAACCGCCGCCCGAACGAATGGCAGACATCGTTCGAGTTCCGTCGCACGCTGACTGCCCATGCGGCGCTGACCGGGAACGGCCTCGCGGTCAAAGTGAAGGTTGATGGAAAGCTGCGTGAGCTGATCCCGGTGCGGCCGGGCTACTATCAGATCGACCAGGTCAGCCGCTACAAGGTTGTCTATCGCATCTGGGACGAATTCGGTTTCATCGGTGATCTTTCGCCGGAAGACGTCTTTCACCTTCCAAGCCTGCAGTGGGATGCGGTCAAAGGGCTGGATTCAGTCGGGCTTGCGCGGAATGCGATCGGCCTTTCGATGGCAGCGGAGAGCAATCAGGCTTCGCTGCACACAAACGGGGGCAGACCAGCTGGCATCCTGACGACTGACCAGAAGCTGTCGCCAGAAGCTGTCGATCGGCTGCGGTTGGCTTGGGGAGAGTTTACGCGGACGAACCGCAACGGCACGGCGATCCTCGACAACGGGATGAAGTTCGAAAAGCTGGCCATGTCGGGGGTGGACGGACAGCACCTGGAGACCCGGCGCTTTCAGGTCGAGGAAATCTGCCGCGCCTTCGACGTGTTCCCGATCATGATCGGCCATTCGGACAAGACCGCGACGTTTGCCTCATCGGAGGCGTTCTTTGCCGCCCACCTCACCCAGACATTGGAGCCATGGCACGAGGCCTGGCGTCAGAGGCTGGATGAGTTCGCGCTTGATGGCGACGGGCCCCTCTTCTGTGTGTTCGACACCCGCCGCATGCGTGCCGGTTCGATGAAGGATCGCGCGATGTGGGCGCGCTCCATGGCCGAGCTGGGCATCTACACCCGCAACGAGTTGCGTGACGAAGAAGGCAAGGACCCGCTTCCCGGGCTCGATGAACCGCTGACACCGCTGAACATGACGGGCGGCAAGACACCCCCCGCAGAAGGAGACGACGATGACCCGAAAGCTTGAGCTGAAGGAAGCTCCGCGTCATTCGACCTTGTCCTTTCCGTTCGAAATTCGGGCGACGGGCGAAAACGGAGCGATCGAGGGCTACGGCAGCGTCTTCGGGGTGAAGGACACCTATGACGATATCGTCGCTCCGGGCGCTTTTTCCGGTTCTCTGGCGCAACACCGTTCTGCAGGAACGATGCCGGCCATGCTGTGGCAGCACAACCCGAGCGAACCGATCGGCGTCTGGACCGAGATGGTCGAGGACGAAAAGGGCCTGCGTGTGAAGGGCCAGATCGTTATGGAAACCGAACGTGGCAAGGCGGCTCATGCGCTGCTGATGAAAGGGGCGCTGCGCGGCCTGTCGATCGGCTTCGTATCGAAGGAATGGAAGTACGATCGGGATTCCGAAACCCGGACCCTGACGGAAATCGATCTCTGGGAGGTGTCCCTCGTGACCTTCCCGGCGAATGGCAAGGCGACTGTCGACAGCGTCAAGATGGCGATCGACGGTTGGCTGAGCCCCAAGGATGCCGAGAGAGCCCTGCGTGAGGCCGGTCTCTCCAAGGCCGATGCGACGGCCGTGGTGTCGCGCATCATGCGGATGGGAGAGGAGCGGCGAGAGGCCGCACAATCTGCCGCCGAAGTGAAACAGGCGGCTGCAAGGCTGCTTTCCCTTCTCTCACCGAAAGGTTGAACCCATGAAAAAGGTTGCACTGTTGGGCCTCATGTCGGCCCATTTCGCCGCATTCTCGGCCCGGATGGCCGAAGGTGGCGATCTCATCATCGAGATCCGCGAGGACCAGACGCTCGGCGATCTCGCGAAGACGATCGAGAAGATCGGCCTGGGCTTCGAGGAATACAAGAAGACCAATGACGAGCGTCTGGACCAGATCGCCAAGATGGGTGTCGTCGATCCGACGACCGAGGCCAAGCTGGCTAAGCTGGACAAGGACCTCGACGCCCTGACCGACCTGAAGCGCCGGCTGGAATCGGTCGAGACCCGGGGTGCCCGGCCGGGCGGCGAAGGCGGCCGCCACGAGCAGCCCACGAAGGAAGCCCAGGACTACAAGGAAGCATTCCTGGATTGGCTTCGAGCTCCGAGCGATCTTGGTCGCCAGCAGAAGGCGCAAGCGGCTCGTTCGGCGCTGGAAAGCCGGGCCAATGCAAGCCCCCTGGAGCGGCGGGCCACCCAGGTGGTTACGTCCACCGGCTCCGCTGGCGGTTTTGCCCTGCCCGAAGAGATCGAACGGACCATTGCGCGGCTGCAACTTGACCTGTCGCCGATCCGTCAGATCGCGACGGTGCGCCAGGTGTCGACGACCGACTACAAGGAGCTGTTCGACGTAAACGGCGCCGCCTTCGAATGGGTCCCTGAGGCGGGTGCCCGTAGCCAGACGGATACGCCGAACCTCGCAGAGGTGGTGCCCACCATGGGGACCGCTTCGGCCCGGCCGCGCGCTTCGGAGGAGTCGCTGGACGACCTGTTCTTCGACGTCGAGTCGTGGCTGCAACAGTCGGTCGCTGAAGCCCTGGCAGTGGGTGAGGGCGCTGCGTTCATCGGCGGAAACGGCACCAACCGCCCGACTGGCATCCTGGCAGGTCCCACGCCGGTCGCCACGGTGGATGCATCGCGGGCCTTTGGCACGCTGCAGTACATCGCGTCGGGGCAGGCCTCCGCGCTGCCCACGTCGGCCGATACCTTCATCGACATGGTGTATTCGCTCCGCGCCCGCTACCGGGCCAATGCCCGCTGGCTGACCTCGAAAGCCATCCTCGCGGCGCTGCGCAAGTACAAGGACAGCACCGGCCAGTACCTGTGGCAGGCCTCGCTCTCGCAGGCGCAGCCGGAGACCTTCATGGGCTATCCGATCAGCGAAGCGGAGGACATGCCGGCGGTTGCTGCCGGCACCTTCCCGCTGGCTTTCGGGGATTTCAAGGAAGGCTACCTGATCGTCGATCGCGTCGGCACTCGGGTAACCCGCGACGATATCACCGTTCCTGGCTTCGTGCAGTGGTATGTGCGCCGCCGGGTGGGCGGCAAGTTGCGCAACACCCAGGCGATCAAGCTGCTGAAGGTTGCAGCCAGCTGATCCGGTGACCGGTTCGGCAGACAGAGGGGGCGAGGCAACTCGCCCCCTTCGCTGTGCTGACCCACCGCCAGAAGGAGAACACCATGGCGAAGTTGACGAAGCCGCTCTTCGGCGCGGCAAACGGAGAGGTTTATCCCCGCATCTATGACGCGGGCGAGGACTGCCCGGATGAACTTCAGGAGGCGGCCATCGAGGCCGGCGCGCTGGAAACGGAGGAAGAGATGAATGCTCGCATCAAGGCGGCCGAGCATGCGGCCAAGGATCAGAAGGTGCCGGCCGAGAACAAGGCCGCAGCTCCGGCTGAGACCAAGTGAACCAGCTCGCCCCGGCGCTTATCACGCCGCCCGCTGCCCTGCCGGTGACCCTGACGGAGGTAAAGGAGCACCTGCGCGTCGTTCATGGCGAGCAGGACGCGCATATCCTCAGCCTGATCCGGGCATCGGTGCGGCATCTGGACGGGCGTTCGGGAGTGTTGGGGCGGTGCATCATGCCGCAGACCTGGCGGAGCTACTCGGCCAGTCTGACCGACCTGCGACTGCCGTTTGGCGATGCGCAATCGGCGGCCGTAAAATACTTCGACACCGCCAACATCGAGCAGACGCT